ACTGAAGGCTATACAGACAACGCAATCATTCCGGTCAAGGGTGATGTACCCACATATGGTTTTGGCACGACTGATGGCGTCAGGATGGGCGATACAACCAATCCTATTTCTGCTGTAAAGATGGCTTTGCGCGATGCTGAAAAGTTTGAAGGCGCAATTAAGCAATGTGTAAAAGTTCCGCTAAGTCAGAACGAATACGATGCTTGGGTTAAATTTACATATAACATTGGCGCATCTGCATTCTGCAAGTCAACTGCTGTAAAACTGCTTAATGCTGGTGACTATCGCGGTGCTTGCGACCAAATGCTTAGATGGGTGTATGTTAAAAACAACAAAATCCAAGGTCTTGTTAACCGCAGGAAACAAGAACACGCTTTATGTATCTCAGATTTGTAATTGCGCTGATTGTTGTAACGATACTTGCAGCAACACACTGGAAAGCGTATGTTAGCGGTAAAGCGCAAGTCAAAAAAGATGTTGTAGCGGCGCAACACAAGGCCGAGCAGCTTGAATTTCAACATCAGCAGCAACTGATTACTGAAAAACAATCTTTGGAAGAACAGTATGTTAAAAACAAGATTAAACAAGACGCTGTTGTTCGCACTACTCGCAATGAACTTGACAGGTTGCGCGACCAGTTACGTTCCTATTCAGCAAGCCAAAATACCCCCTCCTGCCCCAGAATTGATGCAGATTCCAGAGACACAATCATCAGAGAATGTTCTGAAGCTGCTCAATCGCTGGCAGCAGTTGCTGACGAAAACGGACTAAAGCTAAAAGCACTTCAATCCTACGTCAGCAATGTCTGCCTCAAATAGCGTTCTTGTATTCCAATTCGAGCAATAACTCAAGATAGTGAATGGCTTTGCGAATGTCGGCAGCGCCATTTTTGTCCTTGTGACGAGTAACGTACTTCACCACATTGCCCTCGCAAAAACCTAGATTGTTTGCGTGAATGTAAACAATAGGCTGGATGCCTTTGTCCCTGTAGTGGCTACCAGAAACTTGTTTCTCAAGCGCAGACATTACGATTCCTTAACAAACTGCCCGTTCTTGTTCATGTAGCCTTTGCGCGGCTCAATGACCTTGTAGGCTTTGTAAAAACACTGGCGCAAATCCATGTCGCACAGGACCGCCACGTTGACCAATCCTGCCAGAGTCACCCCAAGAATGTTTCCCCCGAACCCCGCCGCAGTCACCGTCAAGTTCTGAATTTGCGTCCCGCGATACTTCAAAATAGTTTTCCAGTTATCGCGGAAATAAATCACGATCCAATAAACATACGCCGCATACAAAATCCACGTCCACATCGCCTTGACCATCGGTCCGAAATTACGAAACTGGCCAGACAAGCCCGACCCGTTCAACGGGTCAACCGTGAAATCCGGCACCGAATACGCCGCCAGCCCCAAGTGGATTGTATAGGCCCCGGGATCACCAGGGTCTGACACGTTGCCGCCCATCGCCGACGCCATGTCTTTGATTGCGTTCAAACTTGCATTATCCCCGACATGGGCAGCGTCTAATACACCATGATCATACGCCGCCTGACCATTGGTCCCTTCATTCCAGATGGAACGCGCCATATGCACTTCACCCGTTGCTTTGGCCTGGCCAAGCAGATTAGTCAGAAAACCTCGCTGCTCATTTGCAATGGTAAGCAGGTTCGACATACTGTCTAAATTCATGCTGTTCGAGACGTTGACCGAAACGTAATTCGACACCGAGCCCCCACCACCGCCGCCAATCCCGTTCACCGCGGTTTTAAGATCGGTCAAGTCCTTATGGTTTTGCTGAAATCCCTTCGAGAGATTGTCATAGATGGCCGAGTCACCCGACATTTGAGTATTTGTCCCCCACTGAATATTTGACGTGCCCCCACTATACTGGACACCTGGCTGAGCTGACGGACCCGCTAAAGTCGGGGGAACCTGACTGGGATTGTTGGTTGCCGACGATCCCGTATATTGTGCGTCCACACCATCGCCCATAATCATCATCCGCTCTGCCGTAGTGGTCACAGCGGAACAACAACTAGGAAACGTCCATGACCAAGTATGAGACTGTCCTGGCGCAATCGCATAAAGGATTTGGGCGTAATTACCATTGGTCAGCACGTTATAATAGCGGACAATTGGCTCAGTATTCTGTAACGTGATGCCCGTAATCACATCCCCACACGGAGCCGCCCCGTAAACATTGACGTAGATATCCACCGTTTGACCCGCTGAAGTAGGTTTAGCGACCTTGCCGTAATACGTCGCACCCGCTTGAGCGTAATTGGTCCACATTTGGCAGATAAGATACGGGTGAGGATCATCCAGATATAAGGATGTAGTCATACTCACACTATTACCCAATGCCACCATCGGCAAACTTGGAGTCATGGTGAGACCGCCATCCGCTGAAGTCCCATTCTGTGAATACGCCACCTGAGTATGATACCCGTCCCGACTCCCGGTGTTATGAGCAATCACCGTAACCGATTGGTAATTGGTATAAGCCCCCGCACTAAACGACACGAGGACCGCGCACGCCACCGCACACAGCATTCTACGCATAAACAAATGTTGGGGACCGCCACCACCTGGCAGCGGTCCCCAGGGCCTGGCAGACTACTTGATCCGCTTGACCAACCGATACACCACAAAGAACGTGCCAATGGCAACGCACAGCGTGGCGATATCACCAAACGCGCCTTCCGCAGCGGTCGTGATAACGGTGGCATCAGTCCCCGCCAGCAAGCTGGCCGAAGAGAGACCGAGGACAAGCGCCAGAAGCGCCAGTTTCGAGTACTTACGCATACTAACTCTACTCAGTGGTAACGTGACCACGGACACAGCGGTTTTATCGGTCAGACCCACGGCCCACACCGCACCACCGCTAAAAGCGAAGTCCTCGCGACCACGCTAACGCCACAAATAGCGACCCGACCAACACACCGACCCACTTCGGCGGGAGCCACCGCACGCAGCGGAACCCCACCCAAAAGAGAAAACCAGAAAGCACAATGAACAGACACACGCGCATACATCAAAAAGGAGTTGCAACCATCATATCACCGCGCAGACGTTCAACGACACGGCCAAATCCATCCGCATAATAACGCCCAGTAGCGAGCCCAGTGACCGTTTCCATTTCACCCCGCTTAGCCGCAAACCATGCCGACTTTAAGCACGCCTCTCCATAGTCCCAACACTTAGGGAGAAAGACCTCAAAACGGAAACCGAGCCAGAACAACGACATTCCGCGCCGAAACACCCAGTAAGGAGACTCGTTCACAAGGTCAGACACACGCGTACGCCTACGAGGACCAAAACAAGCCCACCGCCTGGCCATCCGCCCCGACTCACAACGAGGACCCTGCTTAGACTTGCTCAGATACTTAGCCAAGTAGTTAGAACAGCCCTCAGGATTCTGGTCTGCCACTTCGACCAACATGCGACCGAGCCCGAGCCAAGAACCAATCTTCCGGAGCCGATTTACATCCAACCGACGATTGATGAGGCAATGGAAGTGCACGCCGTGACCGCCAGGATGCAGCTCTGCGACACGCACACCCGACCAATCACCGCCAATTTGCCACCGCAACCGATTCAAGAACTTCCGAAATTGCTGCAACGCCTCCCAATGCGGCAAACACTCCCGAAAAGTAAACGTCCAAAAATAGACCCGAAACCCAGGTTGCCACAGGTTTTCAGCATTCATCTGAAACGCCGCCACTGTTTTACGGGGTAATCCCACAGGCCGAGTACTTTATTTAGATAGTAACAAGGTTAGGCGTCGCCGCCGCCGCTCATTCCTCGCGGCTGGCGGCTGACGCCTAGGGCATTGCCTCAGACGCCCCCCTTGCCACGTTCACCGGGTGAGGCGTCCCCAGGGCCACGGGTCAACTTTTCAAGCTGACCACGGCAAGCGACCAAGCCTCGTTCGGAAATCCTCTCTTGGACGTGCAGAACCACGCGATCCCCTTTGATGTAATTGATCTTAATGTCCTCCAATTTGGTCCCATCCGGGACCCGTTCATTAACGGCAACCGACTCGTTGCCGAATTCAACGGTGTGCCTCAGGATCGGAGCCGACTTCCGCTGTCCATTGGTCTTGTCCACCCAATTCAACATTTCTGCCTTGGACATGCGATATTCGCCCACAACGAGGAATTCCCCCGCCTGGACCCGTTCAACTAGTTCATTCAGTCTCATTTGATGTTAGAAACGCCAGACGCCGCCCAAGTGCGCGAGGACTTGAACGGGTGGCGACGCCTGGCAAATGTTTAACGCGCAACCCATCACGGAGCCCAGTTTATGAACACAGTGTCCAAGGACTACACATCCCTTGCCATAAACTAACCGTATATTGCACGGCTTCGCCTTGCCATACGTCCTGATATGTCCGTATTAATTGGCAATAATAATTCTATACATGCATGTATATCTTTATTATGCTGGTAGTATGAAACATAAACCACAGCCTACGTTGCCCGGCTTGAATGGCAACACACTGCAAGTTACGATCAAATTTGGAACCCAGTCATCCACGCTCATTAGAAAGGCACGCGACGCCGCCGCCGCATTGGTCCCCACCATCCGCATCACCGAAACGGATATCGTGAGAGGACTCTTGACAGACGCCCTACGCAACCACGCCGCCACCACCGGCACCACCCTGGCCAAAGACTTCAACACCTACAAGTAGCCTATGTTGTTATGCACCGTTGCCGTGCTCTTTGCTCGCGCTGACTCGATATACAAGACGCTGCCAAGGCTCGACGGGT